CGTGGTTCGAGGGTGTGCAGAAGAAGTACCGTCCGCACGAGCGGGTGATGGCACAGGCACCTATGGGACATGGAGAAGCGCGGAAGGCACTGGGGCTCTACCTCGACGTACTACCTGAGCTCGACCGGGCGCGTTGTCGTAGGATCTTCGAGAAGTTGGATTTGGCTAGCTTGCCTAACGGTGCCTGCATGGACGCATGCAAGCACCTCGGGACCGTGGCGAAACGGCATGGCGAGTTGCTCTTCCCAGGGTTTTGGATGCATCTGGTGGACTTGAACCTGAGCTTTGGGGCCACGCCCTTCGGCGGCGAGGACTTCGGGGACCAGATCGAGGAGTGGGTGTACACGGAGAAGGAGGAGGACAGGCCCGGCTCGGAACGTCGGCAGGTGGTGGAGGTGGGGTTGGATGCGTTGCGACGCAAGGAGCTGATGCTGCCGGAGCAGCTCGGGTACGAGGAGTTCTGCAGGCGGCCGAGCCGCTGGCTGGTGAACGGCTCCACGACGGGGAAGCGGTTGCGTGGGTCACGTGGTACGAAGTTCTCCACGTACTTGGCGTCCTCGCAGGACGACATGGACCAGGCACTGGCCGACGACAGCCAGCTCGACTACGTCGTGTTGGAGAAGAGGGAGAAGGGCAAGCTGCGCAACTTGGTCACCTCACCCTGGTCGCTGCACGTGCAGATGAGCTACCTGGCGCAGGGCGCGGAGGACGCCTTGGGCAAGACGTTCCCGACCACGCTGAGCAACAACGTGAGCAAGTTGGCCCGTTGGACGTCGTGGAAGCAGCTGATGACGTCGAAGATCGGCGTGCCGATCGACCAGTCGACGTTCGACCACGTACCGTGGATGGACCTCATCATCGAGGTCTGCCAGTGGGTGATCGACGCGGGGAGGAAGATGTCCCCGGAGCCCGGCCGCCATGATGAGGTCGGGACGAGGCTGGTCAGCCGGTTGCGTAGGGCAAAGGTGCATTGGGCTGGGCGCACCTGGAGCCACGTGCGGGGGTTGCTGTCGGGCTGGCGTTGGACGTCGATCCTCGGTACGGTGATCAACTACGTGGAGTTCCTCGGCATCGTGCTCTCGATCGGGGCACCTGAGCCGCCCCCGGACATGTTCTGCATGCAGGGCGACGATCTGCTTGCTTTCGTCAACTCCTGGGCCGAGGCCTACGCATTGGTGAAGGCCTACATGCGCGTACTGCCCGTGAACCCGAAGAAGTTCTTCGTCGACGAAGGCAGGACGGAGTTCTTGCGTCTGGTCCTGAAGCCGGACCGCCGCCAGGGCTACCTCGCCCGTGCGATCCCGAGCATCGTGCATGCTAACGCATGGGCTGGGGGGAAGCTTTCGGCGCGCGCCATGGCCGAGCAGTGGTCGCAGCTAGTCGGGCGCGGCGCTGACCTCACCGCCGTCCGCAAGCACATGATCAAGGACATCTGCGGCATGACGAGCTGTTCCCCAGGTGACGTGGAAGACCTCCTGCGCACGCCGAAGTCGGCCGGTGGGCTTGGGCTGGAGATCGAGCGCGCGTATGCAGAACCTGTGGTGTGGAGAGCGCTCACGGAGCAGAGCCAGGGCGATGCCGGATGGGAGAAGCGGCGCGTTGCGAGGACGGTGGTCGAGCTCGTCCCGCGCGACGTGCGCCTGCATGCCAAGGCGGCCATCGGGTCACGCGGTGGGCTCCTCGCCGACGACGACATCGCGCAGGCGGCGTCCGAGTCGATGTTGGAAGCGGTTGAGGGGCAGGGGTGGGATGCGGCCAGCAAGGAGCGGACTCGCATCGTGCAGGTTCCCGTGGTGTACCCGGACGTCCATGCGGCTGCCGACGTGCGACGGGTGAAGCGCCCTCGGCTGCTCATCGACCCGATGTTCGTGCGCAACGTGGTGGTGAAGCTGCTCCCAGGGGGGTGGGAGTCGGTGCGGAAGATCGTGGTGGAAGAAGACCAACCCTGGGTCTTCCTGCTCTGGTGTGGGTGGAGCAGGAACGTCTGGATCGACTGGATGGCCAACAGCGTGCGTGCGGTAGGGCACAACGCGTGGGGGCTGGCTCCAGAGGTCCAGGCAGCGATGGTGGATGTACTCGAAGAGGATGGGCTGTTCACCTGGGGAAAGGTGACCAGGACAACGCTGATCCATCGTAGCTTGTTGTTCGAGCTGCGTTCGGTCGACATGTTCCAAGACGAGAAGGTGTGGGTGGGCTGCTAGCCGTAAACCCCACGGGAACGCCTCCCTGACGGACCCCCTACCTGCCAGCTAGGTGGGGGGAGCCGTGGTCCAGGGCACAAGAGCTGGATGCTAGCTTGCTAGCGGTAGGTAGCCGATTGCGCCGGGAACGCACGGGGTACCGATCCGCATATGCAGGTATTGGCGAAGCGAAAGGCAGG